TGCCAAGTATGTCTGGAGTGGAACTGCATGCATAGTAGAACTGACTATCGTGGTTGAAGTGTCTCGCCAATGCTTTCGTGATTTGGTGGCAAACATAGCCAAACCATGCCACTACCACATCTTTGTAAGAGATGATAACACGGGTTTTCACTTTGTTGTCGAAATCATTCTTAAAATAACATTCATCTTTGGCAAAGGTGTTCATTTTGAAATCTCGGTCTTTCAGGACCATAATTTTAAACATGTTGAACAACTTGTCAGATTGTTTCTTCGAATAATGGGAGTTGAGGTACTTGAGTACGGCTTCGTCAGAAGTGTCAATGTTGATATATGGAATGCGCTCGCAAAATTTTCCGTAGTGGTCTTCCAACTCGCTCTCGCGTTCGTCGTCGACCTCACGTGAAAAGGTTTGTCTGATGCGCACGGCGGCATGAAGATTTGACAAGGTCTTGGCTGGGACAGAAGCCGGAATTCCCTCTACAAGAGATCCCTCGACGGGAACCATGCGTTTGGGAATGTCGGAAATATCCAGCTCCAACGGTTTGTTCAATATAATCTTCGAGTCGTCGTTAACGGGAGGCAACTCACGCTGAGCATTGATGGTAAATCTTTCGAGTTCTAGCTTGGAGCATTTCATAGCAATGGGAGCTCTGTCGACGGGCAAAGTCAAACTATTGATGGCCTTGCGTCGCAGTTCATATTTGCTCTTGAACCCCCACCAGAGGGCTGCTGGTATCCCAATCACAGTGGCGCAACAGATGCCTGTGAATGCAACATCCAGCACTTTGTATGCTTTCCGGTAGAACTGGTAAGATCTCTCAATTTCGCGTGGGGCCACTCCGTATTTGCTCTGACGTAGCATGGCCATAGCCAACGCCCTCTCTTTCCAGTCATCGGCATTTGCTGAGGCCACGTCGCGCATCTTGTCTGCGAATTCGCGTGTTCTCAAATATGAAGTGATTTTTGCGTCTACTGAGGGTGTGTATGGATAGAAGCGTCTATAATGTGTCACGGCGAGTGCTGTCATTGCTACCATGTTGTGATCTAGCATTTCCACGTACCTGGGAATCATAACAAAACATAAATTTCTGACACGTCCTTCAAGCGTGCACGAAAGGAGAGTTTCCCGATCATAAGAAGGGGGCTCCAACGTGACATCAGCTTCGTGGACGTTCACAAAGATTCCCTTCTGTGAACTAGCCACCACATCACCTGTGTAGTTCCAAACTCGATAGTATCCATGTATGACAGAACGCATAGGTCCTCCGCGGAGGCTGTCATCACCACACCACACCGAGTACCACCCTGGGCCAACTTCCGGGGCAGCCTCAAAGACCGACCCCTTCAGGCTCAGCATGGCGCTCAAAGCGTGGGGATTGATGAACCAGCCGGACACGCGGTTCCTGTTCTCCGTTCGAGTCCACTTGGATCCTCTTTTTATCCATCTGTTCATCCCGGGCCAGTACGATTTCTCCTCAACATCGAGTTCCCAACCATCTGGTCTTCGTACCCAATTCTCAGACACACGTCTCTGTTCCAGTATCAACTGACATGCCCTGCTGGCAGCCCGTTGTTGAGCCCGCGCGAAGCGGGGCAAGTCAGGGATGCCGGGGCGCTCGCCACCGAGGCCTGTTTCCGGTTCGTCGGATTTCTCATCGACGGGCATTTCCAGAAACTGTTTCTCCTCTACAGTGGCTATGCGCAACACCTCTTCATCGTCCAATTTTCCGTCCCCAGGCGCAATGTCCTCAAGGACATTGCGGAAATTACGGTTAAAGCGGCCGTAGCGAGCCACCCCGCGTTCTACGGCGGGCGTCTCACTCGAGTCGGAAGGTTCTTGGGGAAGAGGTGCATGTTTCTCTTCCAACTCAACGGCACACTTAGC